CGGATCAAGCCTTCGAGGTTTGACTCCTTCTCCTGGCGTCGCTCCTCTCTGGTCATCAACCATTGAGCGAAGCGTTCCGTGCGACTTGCATTTGTTTTTGTTTCTTCATCGGTCATGGTATCACGCCTGTCGTTTTGCTTTGACTAGTTGGAGAACGCCTTGGGCCTCGGTGAGAGTGATCGGTTCGATCTCGACCAGGAAAGAAGCCGCACCTGACAAGGATGTGATGAACATGTCTTGAAGGATCACGTGATCCGGATCAACCAGGGAAAAGTGTCGGACGCCATTGGTCGTATCAGTGTCCCATATTGACCAGGCGAATTGATTGCCGTCGCTGAAAGCAATACCAGTAACAGATTCACCATATGATAGAACACACTTGGATTCGATTGATCCGTTGTTTGCCCCAATAATGGTGAACGACTTTACTCGATGGCCTTCTGTGAATATACCATCGTCCAGGATCAACTTCTCCGAGGCTCCTGCCAGGACTTCACCACGAATCGTATGGCGGCTCACTTCTTCTTCCCTCCGGCGATCCTGTGTGCTTCCTTGACGGCTCGCTTGAACCCGTTGGCTTTCCACTTGCCATTCTTGAGTTTGTATTTTGGTGCGACACGCTTGAACGCACGCTTGTAGGCACGGTTGTAAGCGGAAACTTTCTTCTTTTTCTTAGCCTTACCAGCCTCAACAGCACCGACGGTAGTGCCTTCGACAAATCCCGTGACTAAATCATGGGGCAGGCCGGTCACCATAGCAGTAGGAATCAGCAATGCGTCCGCCATCGCCCTCAAGCGAGCGGCCATCAACATCTTCTCTTCAGGGGTCAAAGAGATCGCCTCATTGCTGGGAAAGTGCAAGAGCCATGGCTGCGTTCTGAGACAGGGTTTCAACAGTGCACTCCATGACAATCTCGATCGTGGCCGTTGGGACTTGAGCATCAGTGTCAACGGCTAGGAACAATTCCTCGACAGCGATCAGGTAACCATTGCGCCAGTTTTGAGGCATGATGTCGGGGGTGTCGCTGAGGAAGGTGAGCCCTGGAGCCGGTTGTGCGTTGACCAAGTGGATAGCCCCCGTCGAAACGACGGATTTGTCCGAAGCACCCACGATTCCGGTTTGAGTTTGGGTGGTGAGTTGGTAAGTGACGAGGCCTTCACTGTTGGCAGGTAGTCCCCATTCATCAGTTGGATCGGTCTCGTATGCTTGGGTGGCAATGTTGTGGATCCGAACGACGGACTTGCCCAGGGCATCCACATAAGATCCCATTGGAATCTCGATTTGTTCGTATGAGCCTCCTGTCGAGGTTGCTTTTGCTCGGATAAAGAATGAGTCACTCTTGGCCATGAATCTCCCTAGAACCATCTAGTGTATAAATTACACTGTCTAGGTTAACAATAGCCCCCACCCACTCCGCCCCTATGATAAACCACCCCTAAAGGACTTTTCTTAGAATTGTTTATTAATATCCTAGTGGTGGGAAGGGCATGGGAGAGAGAAAAACCATCATTACAGTGAGCCTGACCACCCAAGCAGCCGATTATTTGGACTTCTTGAGCGAGAAAACGACCAAAGGGAACCGATCTAGATGGGTTCAAACGGCTATTTTGAAGGCCATGCAGCGCAACATTGGACGTGAAGCCGCACACATAGCACCGGAAAGCGGGAGAGTCCATGGTGACCAGGGCGACAAATGCAACCCAAAGCACAAGAGTGGACGATGCACGATTTGTTGGGGTGATGAATGATGGCAAATCAAAGAACCTTTCTTTGCGAATGCGGTCGAGTGATCGGTCGGCCCTTGGCTCACCGCCATCCTCGATACACTGAAGAGAGTCCGGAGGAGTCGTATCACGGCCTTCCATGGGACTTTGTGCCTGGCGACGCTATCCACAAAGGAATTCAATGCGGCAATTGTCGGATCAACTGGGAATGGATGATGCCTTCACCAGGAGCACCCTATGTCAATGTCAAGAAGGTGGAGTAAATGCCGTATTGCCCAAGATGTTCAACAACCGATGGTGAAGAACCGATCGAAGAACCATACATTTGTGACCGATGTTGGTTTGAGGAGGCATACGAATGAATCAAAAACAGATCGACTTAGTATGCGTCGTCATGGAAATGATTGGCGGGACCATCGACAACATGGACGAGGACCAGTTTCACGCACCGGCAAAATGGGTTCTAAACAATTGGTGGCACACTTTGAATGTCGTGCTGACCATGGAGGGCCGATCAGAGGTAAGGGATCAGGCTGAGACCAAGTTGAACAGCCTCGAAGCCACCGACCAAACCGAGAGTGAGAAAGGAGACAAGGACATTCAAACGGATCAAGCCTTCGAGGTTTGACTCCTTCTCCTGGCGTCGCTCCTCTCTGGTCATCAACCATTGAGCGAAGCGTTCCGTGCGACTTGCATTTGTTTTTGTTTCTTCATCGGTCATGGTATCA